CTCCAAATGGTGAACGTCACCTTGACGATGTTCATGAACTACGGAACTGGCGAAATTGAAGCCACCCTGTTTGATCAGGTCGGCGACGGCACCACCACTCTGGTCATCTCACCAGCAGGCACAACCGAGTCCGCCAGTAACCCTGAGTACACGATCAGTAATGCCATGTTGGCTTCGTTTACGCCGATCGTAACGACCGTCGGAGAGCTCAGCCAAGTAAGCGTGAGTTATGTCGGGGGCACTTGGGTGCGCGACATCACCAACCCGTAATCATTAACTAACCAAAGGACCCCGACATGATTGGCATGACATTAAAAGTAGAAATGGCTGACGGTGAAACATTTGAAGCACCGATCACCTACGGAGTTGCGTGCAGGTGGGAAGATCACCACCCCACGCTCTCCGTGGGCCGTTTCTTAGAAGACATGAAATTCAAGCCTCTCGCATGGTTGGCTTGGGATGCGTTACGAACCAAGAAAATTGTGGTTCCGTTGTTTAGCACTTGGGTAGAGAATGTCATGGATATCACGTTTCTCCCAAAAGCCAAAGCGGGCCCGCAGGACGAGCCACAAACCTGATCGCGCAGCTTGCTGTTCGTACAGGCATCAGTCCGTTGGATCTGATGGAAACACCAGCCCAGATCATTGACGAAATGGTCAGGCTGATTATTGAGCAGAACGAGAGCAAGCGATGACAATTCAGGTGAAAGGTGTGGGCGAAACGCTGAGAGAACTCGGCAAAATTAACCCTGCTTTAAAGCGTGAATTGAACAAAGACATTCGCAACATTTTGAAACCGTTGCTGGCTGAAATTAACCAGTCGATTCCGTCGTCGCCTCCGCTGTCTGGAATGGCTCACAACGGTCGTACCGGGTGGAGCAACCGCAAGAACTCGGTTATCAAGATTGACAGCCGTAAGCCCCGCAGGAACCTCAACGAGCCCCGTATGAGCGTCCCTGTCAACATTGTCCGCATTACGACTAAGGGCGCGCCTGTGGCAATTGTAGACATGGCTGGTAGGGCTGGAGGATCGTCGTCTAAGCGTGAAACTAAATATCGGCGTCCGATGTTTGCCAGTTTGTTACCCGGTCAGCCGTCGCGTTTCATGTGGGCTAAAGCATCGGACTCGTTGTCTATGATTGAACGAGAAATGGATTCCACGATCAAGGCCGTGGTTCTCAAAGCAAACCAAGAGATGGCAAGGATTCGCTAATGGCAATCAACATTCCGATCATTACCAGTCTTGAAGATACGGGCATCAAAAACGCTAAAGCCGCTTTCAACGATTTTAAAGATGCTGTCGGTAAAGCCGAAGGTGGCATGGGCAAATTTAAGGCTGGGTCAAAAGTCGCTTTGGATGCGGTTGCCGCTAATGCTTCTACGTTTGCTGTTGCAGCTGGTGCCGCAGTCGGGAAGTTTGTCGCTGATGGAATTACAGCGTTTCAAGACATGGCGATTTCGGCTGGCAAGTTTGCTGATGCGACTGGTTTGGCTGTTGAGGACGCGTCACGCTATATCGAAGCGGCTGGCGATATCGGTATCCCAATTGATGCCGTTGAGGGTGCTATCGGTCGTCTAAATAAGACAATCGGTGCCGACCCTGACAAGGTTCGCAATCTTGGCGTTGATCTTGTTTATCTGAAAGACGGTTCGTTAGACGTCAACGAGACTTTTCTTAACACGATTGACCGACTGAAAAAAATTAAGGACCCAGCCGAAAAAGCCCGTGTCGCCGCACAGCTCCTCGGTAAGGGCTGGCAGTCCATGGCCGAACTTATTGAGATGGGCGCAGACGATCTGAACGCATCGCTAACGGCGGTGTCTGAGCAGAAGGTTATTTCTGAAGAAGAACTTCAGATGGCTAGGGAATACCGCGCCGCTATGGACGGTCTTGGCGACTCTGCTGATGATCTCAAAGTTAAGTCTGGTCAACGACTAATTCCAATGGTCACTCTGTTGGCTAAAGGTGCAACCGCCGCTTTGGAGTTTGACGACAAGGTCACCGAACTGTTTAAAGACATTGTTGGTAACGGTACGCAGGCCGAGGAACAATTAAGCGAGTTGGCTGGTGTTGTAAACGAAGGTCGGATCAATGCTGGAGCGTTTAAGACAGCAATCCAAAACGCTAAAACACCATTAGACAATTTGGCAACCTCAGCAAGTAACGCCACGATTGCAATTGTTAACGCTGATACTGCTTGGAAGAATCTGACCGGAACATTGGATCGGGAAGTCGCACTTGACAACGCCAAGACTGATCTAGCCGAACTTGAAACCGCAGCTGCTAAAGCGTTCGGCACAGGTGCCCAAGCAGACATTGATGACTACGAAGAAAAACTGGCGACATACGCTGGAGTGCTTGCTGGCATCTCTGGAACGATGGACGGTATCTCGTCCAAAGAAATCTTGTTTAGGTTTAAGACTCAGGGTTCAGCAGCTGCGCTTGAGTACGCAACGTATCTTGCGCGTGGTGCGGAGTACGGCGGACTTAGCCAGTACGACGCATTGACACTTGCGGGTATCTCGGGCGCTCGTGCGTCGGGTGGTCCTGTCATGGGTGGCAAGTCGTATCTTGTTGGTGAGCGTGGACCCGAGTTGTTTACGCCTGGCACGTCTGGCGGCATCACACCAAACAATGCTTTAGGTGGTGGCGGAAATGTAACGATTAACGTCAACGGCGGAGACCCTCAACAAGTCGTTGACGCATTGCGCCGATATCAGCAACTAAACGGTTCTGTCCCGATTCGAGTTTCCTGATGCCGTACACAACCCCAGTAGCCAGTTACTCAACGACCATTAACGGGACCTACACCGCTCTAACAGGTATTCAAACGATCAGTATCAATCGTGGTCGTCAACGATTCCAAGACCCTTTTCGCCAATCGTCATGCGTCATAGAACTAATCCCAGCAAATTCATATGCCACGGCCTTAGCAGTCGGTCAATATATTGATGTACGAGATTCTAATTTGGCTTCATCACCGTCCTATTTTGTAGGTCGGATTACGGATGTCAATCGTTCATATGACATGCCGTACAACGCTGGCACAGGGTCTGCACCGGGTGACCGAATCACAATTTTAGCTACTGGTGGTACAGGGGTAATTGGGGCGAAATTGTATGACAACGCCAATTTTGGTTCGGGCCCAACCCAAATTTATGAAGGAATCCTTACCAACAGTTCAGGCGGCAGGGCAATCATTTGCTTGCCTGATCCAGCAACATTTGGTTATGTCACGCCATCTGCTTCCGCCGTCAGCAATTATTCGGGAAGTGCGCTTGATCTCCTCAACAAATATTTGAGAACAGATCAATTGTTGTTAGATGATTACGATTCAAAACGAACGTCATATGTTGGTTATACAACATTTACCACTATCGCACCGCTTGCATATGACACAACGACATACGCATTTACCGACAACACTTCATCTGGCAAATATGTCGGAATTGATTACATGTCGTCAGTTCAAAATAGTTTTGATGTTGTTCAAGTAGCGCCTGCTGGTTTAGCAATACAAACAGCGACTCTTTCAAGTTCTATTGATAACACGCTTCGATACGACACAATCAATAACACGACGACGGACGCATTGAGTCTTGCCAATTTTATTCTTGCAACTAACAACCAACCAACTGCAGTACCGTTCAGTGTCACTACCAATACTTTGGTGAATTCAACTTGTTTGACATTGGCTAAAATTCCTAGGCCGTCAGGTGCTGTCCCAGACGCACCAGCGAACTTCCCGATTGGCTCAACTGCGACTATTGCTTTTCGTGGCACAAATGTTTCGGGCACTGTGCAGGGTGTTCAAACAACGTTTTATGTTGACTATGCGTCAGTGCGAGTGTTTTTGTCACCGACTTTGGGTACACCGTTCCTGCTTGATTCGACTACTAATGGCATCCTGGACACAAACGTTTTGGGTTATCCGTAAAACAATAAGGAGAAACTATGACTTACCCTACTTTTAATGCTGGACAAATCTTGACTGCTGCGGAGATGAACGCTGTCGGTTTGTGGCTTGTCAAGACACAGGCTATTGGTGGTGTCGCTGTCCCTAGCGTGACTGTCAGCAGTGCATTCTCATCGGACTATGAGGACTATTTGATAACTGTTACAGGTTCAAGCGTTTCAGCCAACCAGCCGAACCTACTGATTCGAGTTGGTGCAACTGCTTCAGGATATTTTTACGGTGGCACATATGTTGGCTACACCAGTGCAACTGTTACAGGCGATGCAACAACTACTGGCACAGGTTTTGTGATGGGGGCATGTGGTAACGGTACAGCAGGCGGCGGAACAACCCACATGGCGGTAACAGTCAGACAACCATTTATTACGCAAGCAACAATGTTTAACGCCGCTAACGCTTCAGTGGCATGGTCAAGTGTTTACAACGGTGTAATGAACAACGGCACTTCATACACAGCGTTCACGATTTTGCCATCATCAGGAACATTGACAGGCGGAACAATCCGCGTTTACGGATACAGGAAATAATTATGACCCCCGAAGAATACAAAGCCCTATACCCACAAGACGAAGTGTTCGTTCAAATAGACGACACCTTCCACACTTTCAGCGACGAAGAATATGAAGCATGGGTCGCCGAAGGTGTTTACAACAGCAACCACCCAAGACCATGAAAACGCTTGTTGCTGTCGCCGCGCTCGCCATAGCACTAATGGTTGTTGTCACCAGCTGCAGTGACCGCACTCGAGACACCTGCGAAACTAAACCAACAGCCCCAAGGTGCGAACAATGAAAAAATACACCAACTCAGAAATTAAAGCCAGACTGATCCTGATCGTCGGCATCACACTCTCTGCGACATTCGTCCTAAGTACAGGGTCACTGATCTACGGCTTGCTATTCGTCATCCAGCCGATTGACAAAGTTTCGCCCAATGACGAAAGCGCATGGGCTCTGTTGTCGCCGATGATGCTCTTCCTCACCGGAGCACTCTCAGGAATCCTCGCCAGCAACGGCCTTAAAGACAAGGGAGATAAACAAGATGACTGACTACCCAGTACTACCACTAATCATGCCAACCGACCTAGAAGGTCAAAAGAACGGCGAAATCAAACCAGCCCTATTACGCGACATCAAAGCCCCAAACGGCAAACTGCACAGCCTCGCGGCTACAGCATGGAACGCGTTACAACTCGCCGCGTATTTTGACGGAATAGAACTTAAGCACGTCGGCGCATACCGCCCACTAACCCAACAAGTAGCCCTGTTCAATGAACGGTACGAAGCCAAACCAAACTTTCGTAAACCCCAAGTCACCCGCAAATACAACGGGCAAGTGTGGTTCCTGAAACAAGGTTTCGCCCCTGCTGGAAGCCCTTCCACCAGTAATCACGGCTGGGGACTCGCGATAGATGTTGCGTCAGCTTCAGGCAAACGACTCGAATGGTTACTAGGCGACGGATTCTCCACCAGCAACGCCCTAAAGTTTGGGTTCTCATGGGAAGTCAAAAACGGCGCTAACGCTGAAGCATGGCATATCCGCTATGTCTGCGGAGACAACCTGCCAAAAGCCGTTTTAGATGCTATTGAGGCGTTTCCTACACTCGACGCGCGGTGACTTGACATTTGGTCTGGGAGTCGGTCTAATGACTGACAACCAAGTGCGTCCATCAATAGGTGGACCCCGACCGCAGGAGGAAGCAATGCAACCATCCCTTTTTGACGTTCTCGCTGTTCCAGCCGAGATGCTCAAATACGAAGCCTTTAAAGAGGCAAACCCTTGGGTCATG